GCAAATCCAGCCCTGGGATATTTAGTAACAGAAGAAACATTGGAAGAAGCTGTAAACACTAACAGCATAGAAGCTACACGTACTGAGATGTTATGCCAGTGGATCGATAGCACTGTGAGTCCCTGGGTCTATGGATCAATCGAGCAGTGCAGCGATAGCAGCCTAGAGATACCTGTTGGGCCACAGACAATTATGGCATTTGATATTGCACCTACTAGGCGATCAGGTGCCTTGGTTATGGGTCAGGTCAAAGATGGCAAGATAGCAGTCGGATTAGCACAGCTGTGGCACAGCGATATTGCGATAGATGAAATAAAAATGGCTAGTGACATAAATGAGTGGGCACGTAAGTATCATCCACACATTATCTGTTATGACAAGTACGCCACACAAACTATAGCTACAAGACTTGAACAAAGTGGCTGGAGATTACAAGATGTATCGGGCCAGGCATTTTACCAGGCGTGCTCAGACCTAGCCGATGGCCTGGCTAATAATCGAGTAGTCCATTCTGGGCAGGCAGAGCTAGTACAGCACTTAAATAACTGTGCCGCTAAGACTAATGATGCTGGCTGGCGCATAATACGTAGAAAATCAGCTGGCGATGTTACAGCTGCTATATCACTGGCTATGGTTGTAAGTCAATTAACTAAACCACAACAAACCGCACAAATCTTTGTCTAATTTGCACCAATAGTCCGATTTATGGTATAAAGTATACCTATGGGTCTTTTGTCTGCTTTGGGTATAACTAAAAAAACTGAAACTGTCCAAGCGCAAAACGCCCCTGCCATTATGGACACGGCCTATGGCTATGGTTCATTTACAACTGGTGTCGGTAATTTTCCTGGTGGATTAGATCGCAATTATGCGATGCAAGTACCTACTGTTGCTCGTTGCAGAAATCTTATAGCTGGTGTAGTTTCTTACTTGCCATTAAAACTTTACAAAAAGTCTAATGGTGAGGAGTTGGGGAACCCTCTGTGGTTAGAACAGCCAGACTATCGGCAGCCTAGATCCGTCACGTTAAGTTGGACTGTCGATAGCCTCATTTTCTATAATTTGGCCTATTGGCGCTGTACAGAATTATATGCGGATGACCTACGGCCATCACGTTTTGAATGGATAGCAAATAATAGAGTTACATTTACAACAAATAAATTTGGTACAGAAGTAGAAGAATATTTTGTCGATGGTGTAAGAGCACCTATGTCTGGCATCGGAAGTCTTATCACATTCCAAGGACTTAATGGTGGCGGAGTATTACAAACTGCTGCACGCACAATTCAATCAGCTTTAGATCTAGAAAAAGCCGCAGCTGTATCTGCACAAACTCCAATGGCTACTTCTGTGTTAAAAAATACTGGTGCAGATTTACCAGAATCACAAGTAGCGGCATTATTAGCGCAATGGAAGCAAAGCAGATTAAATAGATCAACTGCTTATTTAACATCTACTTTATCTGTAGAAAATATTGGATTTTCACCTAAGGAAATGGCTTATGTAGATTCCATCCAGTACAGTTCGACTCAAATTGCCAGAGCGATGAACGTGCCTGCCTATATGGTGTCAAGTGATATGAACAATAGTATGACCTATCAGAACATAATTGATGGTCGCAAAGAGTTTGTTGCTTATTCATTACAACCATACATTTGCGCTATTGAAGATCGTTTGTCTATGGATGATATAACCCCACGTGGCCATATTGTCAGATTTGCTATTGAAGAATCATTCTTGCGTGCAGACACAATGAAGCGACTAGAAGCAATAGAAAAAATGTTGTCTTTGGGCTTGATAGATGTAGAGCAAGCAAAACAAATGGAAGACCTAACACCTAACGGAAATGAGACAGATGATGCTACTTACATTCAGTAGCCAGGTAGAAGCTGCGGATACAGAGCGCAGAATAATCGCTGGCAAAATTGTGCCATTCGAAGAAGTAGGCAATACCTCAGTAGGTAAAGTGGTCTTCGCTAAAGGCTCTATTGAGATCGGTGACCCAGGCAAGGTTAAGATGCTTATGCAACACAGCGCAGAGCGCCCTATTGGAAGAATGCAAAAATTTAACCAAGCAGATGATGGCATATACGCATCATTTAAAATTAGCGCATCAATGCAAGGTCAAGATGCTTTAATTCTTGCAGGTGAGCAATTAATCGACGGATTATCAGTCGGTGTAGATGTAAACAAGTCTGTACAGAAAAAAGATTATTTATACGTAACTAGCGCAACTCTACGTGAGGTCAGCCTAGTCGAAACGCCTGCATTTAGTGCAGCGCAAGTAACTAAAGTTGCTGCTAGCGAAAGCGAAGCAGAGACACCAATCGAAACTAAAGAAAGCGAGGCTCCTGTGGAAGATTTAGCAACAGCGCCACAAGAAGCAAAGGCAGAGGCTGCTACTCCTACAGTAGAAGCCGCACGCCCAGTCATTACAGCACCAATTATTACAACCTCAGTACGTTCACCAATCAACTCAATGGCGAAGTACACAGAGCACAAGATCAAGGCTGCATTAGGATCAGATGAATCAAGACTGTACATAGCTGCAGCTGATGACTCATTCTCAACTAACCCAGCATTTAATCCAACCCAATTCCTAACCGAGTTTGTAACTAACACTCGATTTGGTACACCTGCAATCGATGCCTGTTCACAAGGCACATTACCAGCACAAGGTATGACCATTTCAGTACCATCTTTGGTTACTACCGCAGGCGGTGGAACAGGTGTAGCACCAGTTGTAACTGTTGAGGCAGAAGCTGGCGCAGTACAAAACACAGGTATGGAGACTGCTTACCTAACAGGTACAGTACAAAAATACTCAGGTATGAACACACTTTCAGTAGAACTACTAGAGCGTTCAGACCCTAACTTCTATGCAGAGCTAACACAACAGCTACAAAATGCATATTTGACAACTATTGACACAGCAGTATTAACCGCTTTGTTAGCAGCAGGTACATCAGCATCAGCAGTATCAGCAGACAGTGACGGAATTGTTGCTTACTCAGCACAATCAGCCGCAGCTGTTTACAAGAACACTGGCTACTTTGCACAGAACTACATCGCTAACCCAGCACAATGGCAGGCACTAATTGGCGCACTAGATAACACTGGCCGACCAATTTACAATGCAATTCAACCAATGAACGCTGCTGGAGATGTACGACCATCTTCAATCCGTGGTTCAGTGACTGGACTTGATCTATACGTAGACAAGAACTTCTCACAAACTGCATTCGATGATAACTCAGCAATCATTCTTGCACCAGAAGCATTTACTGTATACCGCTCACCTCAGGCTTATATGTCTGTTAACGTGGTATCTAACTTGCAGGTACAGGTTGCAATCTATGGCTTTATGGCAACAATCGCCAAAATGCCTAACGGAATCATCAAGTTCGCAGCACAACCTTAATCGAACACAATCAGTAATCTCTGGGGTTTAGTAGCCCTAGCCCCAGAGAGCTATTAGCAAAGGAGTAGGGATGAGCGCAGTTTTTGTTACCAAAGCAGAACTCCGTGCAAATTTGGGGATTGGTTCTCTCTACTCCGATGCAACTGTTGAAGAAGTTTGTCAAACTGCAGAAGATTTATTAAAACAGTATTTATGGTTTAACGATGCGCCTATCGTGGCCGCAGGATTACAAGACAACATCGCTACTTTAGTATTAGCAAACCCTGGCATATTTGTAAAAGGCCAAACAATAAGCGTAGAAGGCTGCGGCAGTATTTATGGCGGTCAGCACGTAATCACTGGCACAATACCTGGATCAAACATCCCTATATCAATATCTACAGGATTTTATAATTATTTTAATAATTTTAACTGGCCTAATGGCTATTCATTTATTCAATTTACCAAAGTACACGCAAACGATCCATTCCATAGAATTCTTCCATACGGCAAAGCATCAGGCCAAGACACTAAAGAAGATGATTACTCTGTGGTACCCGCAATCAGAGAAGCAGCTATGATCCTAGCTGTAGACATCTGGCAGGCTAGACAAGTTAGCCAGACTGGTGGGGTAGGTATGGATGGGATCAGTGCCAGCCCTTATCGGATGGGTTATCAGCTGATTAACCGAGTGCGTGGTCTCATCCAGCCGTATTCAAGTCCAGCATCACTGGTGGGCTAATGGCAGCGATCTCTACCCTACGTGGCACACTAGCAACAGCCTTGACAAACAATGGCGTATGGTCAACTTTTGCATTCCCACCTGCAACTTTATTGGCTAACAGCGTAGTGGTAACTCCTAGTGATCCATATATCGAGCCAAACAATAATAGTCAAACAGGTATAGCACCCCTGGCTAATTTTAAGATTTTAGTAACCACACCTGCATTCGACAATCAAGGCAACCTATTAGGCATAGAGAATTTTATTGTGGCAGTAGTAACTAAACTAGCGGCATCTACCCTGGTTTACAACATATCAAGTGTCTCCGCTCCAGCTATAACCAATGCAGCTAGTGGAGATTTATTAACATCAGAAATAACTGTATCAATCCTAACGAGCTGGAGTTAAAATGAGCACACACGAAGAAGACTTAGCCTTTTTGAAAAAGACAG